AAAAAAAAAAAAAGAGTACCCCCCCCCCTCTTAAAAGGGGGGGAGTAGTTCACTTACTTCCAGCAAATCGTTAGTTGCTTCTTTTGTAAGTCCATTTACTTTTATGCAGATATATGTGTCTGTTTTTTCAGAATTATCATTTAAATTTTCTTGAACTTCTTTTTCCTTAATAGCCTTAGCCACTGCTTCCTGTTTTTCTTGTTCCTGTTGCTGTTTCAATGCTTCAATTTCTTGTTGTTTTTCTTTTTCAGCATTTTCCTTTGCTGTTTTTCTTAAATTTTCCTCTGTCTGCTTAATTTCATTCATTTTATTTGTGATAACTTCTGAAATAACTGTATACTCTTCTTTTATTAAATATTTTACATTTTCAAACAGAATTTTAAATCGAATTTCTTTATTTGCTTTTTCAATTTCCTGTTTTATAAAGTTTTCTTTTTTGATTAATTCGTCGTATTGTTGTTGTATTTCAGCTTCAATATTTATCTCTTTAAAAGTTTTATTTTCCCATTTTTTATTTTCTACTAAATAAACTAAGTATTCAGGTCTATCTTTAAATATAAGTTGCTTTATTGATTTTACCTTTTCTCTTTTAGCATTATCTAATTCTTTTTCTTTATCATACAGATATTTTCTAACTGCATCTACTCTCTTGATTAAATTAATAAGTTTTTGATTAATTTCTTTTGTATCTGCTGTTAAATAATCCATCAAATCCTTTTTAAATTTTTCAGCACTTGATTTTGTACTTGCTACTTCTTCCCTATATTTCTTGATGTCTTTTACATCTGTAAATACAACATTATAAAGTTTTTCTATTTCTTCAACTTTTTGTTCAGCCTTTTCAAAATCAATCATATCTTTATCAATTCTGGCTGGCGTTATTTTTGCACTGTCAAAAACAAACTCCATTTTAGGTAATGTAACTAATGATGTTTCAACTTCTATATTTTCAATTTTCCTTTCCATTTCTAACCTCCATAAGTTTTTATCATTCTTGGTTCTGTATCGTTTTTAACACATTCCCAAAATTCAATTTCTTTATTTAAAAGTTCCTGTATTTCATCTTCCCAATCCGCCCTGTTTACAACTATTGTCTGTAATCTTTTGTCCAAGTCGAATGGCGTTGAATTTTCATTCTTAAAGCATTCAAACTTTATTTCAGCAACCAAGACAGCATATTCATAGCCTGTCACTAAAAAGTAATGTAAAATTTGATATAAATAACTTTCAGGAATGTTATTTTGCCATTCTTCAATATATTTGTTCCATTTATTAATAGTAGTTGTCTTTATTTCTAGTATCCCTTTTTTATCCTGATAAATAATTTCTCCGTCCAAATTAGCCCGTATGAAATCATATTTTGGATGAACATACATTTTATTATTGACTTCTAATATTTTTTTATCAAGATTGTCTTCTTTGTAGGAATTAAATATATTTTTTTCAAGGTTCTTACCTCTTTGAGCCGCAGGGCTTGTGAAATTATTTTGTACTCTTCCAGTTTTGTCTTTCCACACATCAATAATGTTTTTATATTTATTTTTACCCATTATTGCGCCTGCGTCACTCCCACCAATGCCTTTTTTTCTAATACTAAGCCACTCTTCTTCGTTGTTATAACTTATTTCTTTATATTCCATATTTCTCCTTTTAATTTTTCTCCCCTTTTACAGACCTTTAAAATCCTTAATTCTGTTCGGCAGATACCACAGCGACATAGCCATCAAAAACGGAAAAGCCACATTGCCTCCTGTTATCCAATGCCCTTTAATTCTAATAATCTCTATTTGTACCAGAATTGTTGTTGCTATTAGAATTATCCACTTGATTGTACTCTTTGTCGCCAGTATTTTCTTCCTCCATTTCCTCATACATTATCAATATACTCATATCCATTCCTTCGGATGAGGCATAATCGTTAGCCATAGCGTACGAAGAAATAGAATGTTTAATATCAATAATTTTCTTTTTTTTTATAAATTCGTTTATTTCGTTCTCATAACTTTCTATGTCTTTGTTTGAATAGAATATTTTTATTTTCATCGTTTTCCTCCAGTTCCTTGATTTCCTCTTGATCCATTTCAGCTTCAAGCTGTTCTCTTATTGTCATAATATCTCCCCCAAAGCTCCAGCATACTCATCTAACATTGTATTAAGTTCATCTTTTTTTACTTGAAAATCTGTAAAAAATACCGAGCCTTTTGTAAAATATTTTTTCTGACAGGTATTTAAAAACCCATTAGGGATTAATAATATATAAGGATTTTCTAGTTTTTTATCTTCATCTATATTTTTTTCGTTTTCTAGAAATATCACATATAAATTTGCGCTTCCGTTACATCTTGCAGCCCAATACCTTGCATTTGAATTTTCATTTTTACGGCTTTTGAGATAAGAACTGAACTTCACATCTATGGTCATGTTTTTGTACATAAAATCATATTTTGGATTATTTTGTTGCCAGTATTTATTGGCGTCAACTGCTTCTGGAACTAACTTTTGAAAAAGTTCTTCAGCTTTTCCGCCAAGCCTTGCACTTTCACTTCCATATTTTATTTTGTCTTGGATTTTTAACACTCCACTTGATAGCAGTTTCACATGTGCCACAAGTGCTGGCAATCCACTCTCTTTGACTGCCTGATGAAAATTACCGCATTCTTTGTATATTTCTACAATATCTCTCTTCATATATTCACCCTTTCTAAAATAATTTTAATTCTTCGATTGTATATTTACACAACGCCTCTTTAACTTCCTTTTCAAAATCATTTAAAAACTTTTTCCGTTTTTTTATTTTGTTTTCTATATTTATATCAACTCCTAAATTAACTATTAAAAATAAATCTTGCTTGAGCCCATTTTTAAATTTTTCAAATTCTACTCTCTCAATTTCATTTTCTACCGAAAGTATGTCTATCTCTTCTCTTTCAGATTCTTTATAAGGCATTTCCCATCTGAAATTATCAAGAATTATATTTTTTTCATAATGTATTTGTTTCTTTAACTTGCAATCATAAATTTCTTTTTCAATGTCGTTTGATGTTTTTTCTTTATCTACAACAATAAAAATTACTTCTATTGGTGTATCATCAAAAGCATTTCTTATTAAGTTCAATTCAGCCAAATTATTCCCTATCAATTCCCTAAATTTTTGTTCTGTTTTTCTGTAACATACTCCAGGAAATAATATATAAAACCCAAATCTTTTTGTGTATTTAAGAGACTTTAATACAAATATATCGTCTACTTTTCCACTCTTTTTCCATTCAAATTCTTTTTGAATGTTCTTTTTTTCTTCATCCGAAAGACTTTTAAATTCGATAGAGAAAGGTGGGTTCATAATAACGGAATCTGTTACAAAATCTCCCCTTGTATAGTTAAAAAAACTCCCTATTTCAATATCTGTATTTTCATAATTGCGTCTTGTGGTCAATACTGATTGTTCTTGAATATCTATCCCATATAGTTTTGAGGGTTCAATAAACTGTTCAAGCTGTCCGCTTCCAACAGCACCATCAAATATTACAGGATTTTCAATTTCAATATATTTTTTAACTTTCCTTGCTGTATATTGTCTTAATTCTGTTCCTGTAATGTATTCAGCAAGTTTTTTGGCTATTTTTCTGTTATTGTGTTCTTCAAAACTTATTCTTGTACCTCCGTTTCTATCCTAATCAGCAATATTCGACTTGCTTTAAATGCTTTAGATAAGCCCTTTTGTTACTTGAAATGCTTTTGATACTGATTAAGAATATTATATTAACTTAATTGTGCCATCTACAATAATTGAAAATTAAATAAATATTAGAAAAGAAGACTCATTATGACATTTCTGCATATTCTAGTAGCTATGCCTTATGCAAAAATATGCAGTGGCATAGATGGCACGATTAAACTAATACTTTTTATTGATTTTTTTAAATTAATATTGTAAAATTATTAAGTAAAATCGGTTTTGGCTAAACCGTTTCGTGTATGTTGTTTTATAGGTTCTGGCTATTGAAAGATAGCCAGTTTTTGAATAATATTTAACATAATTTAACCTGAAAGGAGTATTTATGCCAAATGATTACAAAGATATTTGCCGTTCTATAGAAAAATTAGAAAAAGCAATATCTAAATTGCCTAAAGAGTTTAAAGACAACAAAGATGTAGTAAGAATGCTCGAAAAACAATTAAGGGAGTTTCAGAAGTCTAATAAATTTGAAATTCAGAAAGAAATCGGAAACTCCAAACAGTTTCGGCTAATATTAATTTTATCTGTAATAAGCACTGTAATATCTTTAATCGCATTATTTAAGCAATAATTTTATAATTACCAATATCAAAGCAATCATGTTCAAGACCAATAAATCAAAATATGTTTTTGGTCTTATTTTTTCCCAAAATTTTTTAAAAAATTTCATATAGTTCATCTCCTTACTTTTTAAACAATTTCTTGATTCTGTTCTTTAATTTTTTTTCTTCCTTTTCTCTCAAAGCCTTTTTGTTGTTTTCGTTTACCATTTCTAATGCTTCAAATTTCATCTCTCTACCTCTATTCTATAATTATTTTTCTTTGCTTCCTTATTTTTTAAAAATTTTATATTTATATTGTCCTCTAAAAGACGTTCTATAAGTTCACAAGTTTCATTTACTGTTGTCTTACATCTTTTAGAAACTGTTAAAACTTCAAACCCGCTTAGCCCTTTTTTTATTTCGTTCCTTGTGAGTTTCAAGTCGCTTATGGCTTTTGCAAGTTCACACATCTTGTCCATTGCATTCCTCCTAAATCAAATTATTTTTATACAAAATAGCAGCCATTTCATCACGTATCTTTTCACACTCGGTGTCAAACTCTTCCTCTTGCTCATCTGTGTAATCAGGATTTTTCTTTTCCCAGTCTTCCCAAGCCTTTGCAGTTTCTATATAGTCTAATACAAGGCTTTCGAACGGTTCAAAATTAAAGTCTTTTTCCTCAT